TTTTTTAGGCATAAGAAAAGCACCCTGCCGAAGCAAGGTGCTGATGTGGATATATGAAAACCGCCCTTCGCGGGGTGCGAGGAGCGGTCAAGGGTTATGCTATTTTTATAGATTTTATTTCTGATTCTGTGAATTCTATCAATTTTTCACTATTGGTCACCTTTAGGGTAATAGAATCTTCTTCATCTTCGTTATCATCTTTATCATGAAAAGAGAAAACATAACCGTTCCATTGTTTGCCGTCTATATCGATCAATAGTACTTTGTTAAACAAATATTTTTGTAAATCAATCATGTTTTTTCTCCTTTCTCGGTACTAAATGAGTTCCTGATTTAGAATAGTGAATTGTTCCTTTGTCAGTCGAAGTTTCTTCCCTAGTACTCTTATTTATGTCAACTCCTATAATCTCATCGCAGTCAATCAATTCTTTGTTTTTCCATAAACCTTTTCTATCATAAACAAGTGAACCAGTTCCACTTTTTTCATTTATTATTTTCTGCGCTTTATCTTCTGAAATTGTCAAGTAGCTTCTTCCATCAATATATTCCGGGCAGCCTTTTATGTGTTTAGCTTGCTTTTCGTGATTTATGTCAAGCTTTATATTGCCTTTTCTTATTTCATCTTCTATTATACCACTTTTTCCAGCAATGTCAAGCCTTTGCGGCTTTTTGAACCCCATGATTTTCATACGCTCCCGCTCTTCGGCGGAGATATGCGGCGTTTTAAATCCACTTTTTATTATGCCGCTTCCGATATTATAATCTGCCATCCACGGCTTTTTAAATCCTGTCTGCTTGATAAATTCTGTTTCCGTGTCAGTCAATTTACGGAAGCCAAGGTCTTTGCGCCAAACGTTTTGCCCTCTTCTGTTATTGACATATGTTACTGTGCAATGACATCTATCATGCCTGCGGTAAACGTCCTTCGGCACATCGTCCGGATAGAGATATTTGCCCTCTAACCTGTCACACCATTTACAGCAAGAGCCCATCGTGTTGTGGCTTATCCTGATTATATAGCACTCCAAGCCTGCCTCTGAGCGAAACTTAGCATTAGTTTCAACATAATCGTCACTAAAAGACTGCGTGATATTTTCCACAGTCGATGTCATGCGGCGCACCATTTTTTCCTCGCTGATGTCGGGCGCGGAGGCCGCCCCCGCTACCGCCTGCACGCGCTCTGTGGGGTATGGCGCACGCTGCGGCTCGATGTTAATTCCCATCTTGCGGTCAAGCGCACGCTGGCACTCAGCCGCTGCGGAATTGATTATCTCGTAGTTATCTTTCAGCACACCCGAGAGTATCGTGTCGGCGATGTTGTAATACATCTTGCCGTCGGGCAGCGCGGCAACGTTGACGTATTCGCTTATCGCCTGCGAAGCCCGAAAACCTATCGACTGCGAGAGAAGCGAGATTTCTTCCATCTGCGCCGTGCCCGCCGCGACTTTGCCGAGCACCGACTGTATGTACGCGTCGCCCTGACATCTTTTCTTGAAATACGCCCGAATTTTCTCGAGCAGCTCTGCGCCGATGTCAGCCATTCTCGCCCTCCATGCCCGTCAGACGGCGGATATTCTTCTCGCCGAGATAGTCGGGGGCGGCTTGATTTATCTTTAAAATAGCGTCGCCAACGCCCGCAAGCGCCGCCGCGTCGGGCTCGAAAATCGGCAGCCAGCGCGTGGTAAGACCTGCGAACGAATAGCGCGTATACGCCGCCTTGTCGCGCACGCACGCCGCCAGATACACGACGTTGAGGAAGCCCGTGCCGAACGTCCGCTGAGCCTTGCGCGCCGTAAGCCGCAGGTTTTCATGGCTCGCGCGGATAGCGTCATAGCTTGATGGGTTCGACGTTGCGAAGCCGAGGTCGTCCAAAGTCAAGCTCGTTTCGCCTGCAAACAGGCTCGCGATGGACTTCAACTGCTCGGAGTAGGGGCTCATGCTCTGCTGCTGAAACTGCCCGACGGTGGGGTTGTTGCCGTCGTCGTCGCGAGTGACCGCCAACATCGAGGACATCGTCGCGCCCCACTTGTCCATCTGCTCGGCGCTGTCCGACAAGCCCAAAATGTACTTCTGCGGGAAGCTGTAAAATTCGGCGCTTATCTCACTGCGGCGCAGAGTGCGCAGGGCTTCTTGAACCAGCTCCATGCACGCGCGGGTAATGCGCGAATGCCCGAACGGCCGCACGGGGTCGGGGCGGTATATCATCGGCACAAGCAGCGGGTAGGGCGCGGGGTTTTCGTAGATCTGCACGTCCTCGCCCTTGCGGCATATCTCGGTCTGTTCGGCGGTGAAGTACGCTTCGATGGTCGGTTCGCCGCGGTCATCGGTGTCGAGCACGGCGTACCCCTCGCGCAGCATATTCGTGATGGGGTCGATAATGCCCGTCGCGCTGCCGCCGTCGATGACCTGCAAGCGCGGGTAGCCCTCGCTGTCCGCCGAGATGTAGATGAAACAGCAGGACGAGATGAGCGCCGAGATCACCGCGCTGTCAAAAAGCACGTCGCTGTTGTTTTCCGTCAGTATCTCGTTGACGCGAAACTCGTTGCCGTCGAAGCCGTCGAACACTATGCGGTCGGCGAGCACATCTACCGCCTTAGCGCACCAGCCGAGCACGGGGGTTATCCAGCGATAATCGGGCGGTATCATCTTGCCGAAGTCTGCTATTTTATTCTTCATATGGTAATGGTCGTACCGCACCTGCACGCGGCGGCGTTTGCATTTCAGCTTCGCCCGCAGGTACTCCATGCCCTTGTATTCAGCCATGTTTTATCCTTTCGTTTCCAAACTTTTCAAGTCTGCGAGATATATAACCAGTGCAGAGGGTGAAGGGTCGCTCGCAGGTTCAAGGGGCACCCTCCCCCCCATATGCTGCCAAAAATTCGGCAAAAGTCACAAAAAATCGTGGAAAGTTCGTGCGCTTTGACGAACATTTGACGAACATCGGGTAAAGTGTTCAGCGTTCGCACCGCTGAGCCGTCAGAACGTTTTCCAGTCGTAAGTCTGCGGCAGTATGCGGTTGGATAGGAGCTCAACTGACTGGTCGAACACCTGCTTTTCGACGAGTTTATCCGACTTTTGGCGATTGCAGCACCAGTGAGCAAGCTGCAAATTCGATATGTCCGACGGGTGCCCGCCCTTGGCTATCGGGATAATGTGGTCTATGCAGGCGGACAGCGGGTGCGGATATTTGAGCGAGAAATCAACCGGTCTGCCGCATATTCCGCACACGGTCTGCGTGGCGTATATCCGCTTTTTGTTCGCGCGAAACTGCTGCTGATGAGCGCCGCTGCGGTCGGGTCTTTCGATAGGCAAGGGGTTCACACCTTTCGGGGTCAAAATTTTGGAGAGGGTGCAAAAAGACACCCCGCCTGAAAGCGAAGTGCCTTTACGCAAATTTATAGGAGGCTCGGAAGCAAATGGCGCGGCGCACAAGGTCATGCCCTCGGTCGCCGCACGGGACTTGCGCCCCGTAAATCACATGAAAGGAGATTCATCAAAAAAGAGCAAGTCAGTGCTGTCCTACTGTCCCCAGTTTAAATTATAACATAGGAAAAACGGACAAAACGGACAACTTTCGGGCTGTCAGCGATTTTTCGGTGAGTTTGCGATGTATCGGCACACGCGCTTGCGCACGCAGTCCTCTGACATTCCGCCGAGCAGCCGCGCTATCTGATGATACTTCTTGCCTTGCACGAAACGCAGTTCAAACATCTCGCGGGTCTGCGGGTCGGGTATGGCGGATATGTACGCGCGGACGGCGGCTGTGCGGCGTTCTAAGGCGGCTTTCTCGCGGTGGAGAGCCGTTACCTCGTCGCTCGGTGGCAAGCCGCTGAGGGTCACACAATGCTTGCTGAATGGCGGGTCGGCGGCGGACTGCACACACACTCGGGTCTCCAGCTCCGCGAGCTGCGCGCCTATTCGGTCGAGCCTGCGCTTGTCCGCGCGGTAGTTTTGCAGATCGGTTTTGGTCATTCACATCGACCTCCTTTGCTTCTCGGTTTGAAATCCGTCTTGACTTTCACTTTCGCTTCTAGGTCTATGCCGAACCGCTCGCGCACCCATGCTATCTGCTCGTCGGGCGTGTACGAGGCGGCGAACCCGACCCCGTCCATGTCGCGGAACGTGCCCTCCATCTCGCTCATGAACCGCTCGACGCGCTTGCGCCCCCAGCCCTCGCAGTCGGCAAGAGTGCGTATCACCGCCGCCATGAGCTGCACTATGCACTCGCGCTGAGCGTTGCTGACTATCTCGTGCGACTTCGCGACTACCGCCTGCTCGGCGAAGGACTCGACCTCGTTTCGCGAGAGCAGCACGCGGGCGGACTTAGTGGGCAGGGCTTTCATTTTCCTTCACCGTCCATTCTAGCTCCGCAGTTAGGGCAATAGTTAGGTTTAGGCTGAAATGATTCCTTTAATTCATAAATCATTTCTTCTCCACATTCTGAACATTCTATACCTCTCAAATCAAAAGTTTTCCCTGCGTATTCGTAAGCTACGGTCATAAATATAGGCTTCCATTCTCCGTGCTTTACCTCCTGCACGTCTGCGGTAGGTTCATCATCAACCAGTTCGCACAGGTTATAATAAAGTTCTTCTATGGTCATATCCCGATCAAATATGCTGTCTGTTTCCGAATCAATAGAACACTTTAATTTTTCTGCATCAATATATCTTGCCATTATTCCTCGTCCTCCTTTGCTCGTTCAATATCTTCCGCCGACGTATTCGCCGCACATAACGCCCACATCACCGCTGCTATCGCCGAGATGGTCGTTGTTATCAGTATTGCTGTCAACATCATCTCACCCCCTCCAGCCCGCAGATGATGCGGTACAGCCTGCATTCTCCCGCTTTCGCGCACCCGCAGCCGTTCTTGTGGAACTCGCGGTGGAACACCCGCTCCAGCTCCGCTTGGTGCTGGTAAAGGCGGTGGGCATACGCCGCGTCGATGTACGCTTCCGCCGCTTTCGCTTTCTCGGCTTTCGCCTGCTCGCGGGTAATAACGCCCCGCCGATAGTCGCCGTACAGCGCACGCATTACCGCAAAGTACATCTGCTCGGGCTGGGTAAGGCCGTCGGGCATTTCGGGGCTTTGCGCGGCGGCGGCGTTCAGCATTTCCGCACGCTCTGTCATCTCAGCTTTCGTCAGCATTTCAGCCATTCTCCGCACCTCCCAGATACTCCGTAAGCGCGCTCACGGCTTCGTCAAGCGAACGGCATACGCACACCTTGTGGCCCTGTGCCCTAAGCTCTGCCGCCCACCATTCCTGCTCGGCGCTCACCCGCCCTTTCGGCGTTTTCATCTCGATGTACAGCGAATGATACCCGCCGCTCGGCACCGGCAGGCATAGGTCTGGCACGCCCGACTTCACCCCCAGCAGCTTCATCATGCGCCCCTGCTGAGGCGTGCACTTGCGCTCGTTCGGCACATGGTACATCAGCTTCAAGCACGGGTACGCGCGCCGCACCGCCGCCTGCTGTGTCCAGCGCAGCACCGCCATCTGTATCCTCGATTCTTCCTGCATATCTCACCCTCCCATTATCCTGTTGAGTATCTGGCTCGCCTCGAACTTCGTCAAGCTGTCGATGTCTATGTCAGACTTCGCGAGCGCCCTCTTGCCGCGCCGCTTTATCATTTCTTTCTGCTTCTCGGTGGCGGGGGCTTTTCCCCAGCGCTTGCAGGCGGTCAAGTCCCATATGTACCGCTGGTCGCGCTCGTGCTGACATAGCAGCATATACGCCTCGTCAAGCGCCTGCTGCATGGGTACTCGCCTGCCGCCGTACTCCACGCACCCCAGCTCGTCGGGGGCGGGTATGCGCAGGCTCTTGCCCTGTTTCAGTGAGCATTTCAGCTCGCCAGTCGGCAGGCGGAACCAGTTGACGTTGTGCGTCTGATACTTCTGCTCGCGCGCCCAGAGGTCTACTATCTTGACGTTCTTTATCCAGCTTTCGGGCGTGTCTGAGAGCGCCTCCGCCTTTGCGGGCAGGTCGAAGAGCATACCCTCGAGCTTGTCCTGCGCGCGCTTCGGCAGGTCTGATATGTCGATGCCCAGCAGGCTCGGCGCGGTCATAAGGCTCGCCTTTCCGGTAACGCCCACGCAGTCGATGAGCGTCAGCATATCCTTTTCGGGGTGCAACCGCAGACCCCTGCCCACCATCTGCGTGTACAAACTGTCCGAGCGAGTCGGGCGGGCTATTATCACCGTTTCGACAAGCGGTATGTCGGTACCTTCGGTGAACACCATGCAGTTTACGAGGCAGGGTATCTCGCGCGCGGTGAAGCGGCGTATGATCTCCGCTCTGTCCTTAGTCACGCCCGTCACTACCTCCGCGCCCTCAATGCGCCGCGCTATCTCGTGGCACTGCTCCACCGAAACGACAAATATCAGCGTCGCGCCCTTAGCGTGCTCGCGGTAAGCCTGCGCGATGGCGTCCGCCGTGCCGTCCATAGCCTTTTCCAGCTCGCCGGGGGCGTAGTCGCCCATGCGCGTGCGCACCGCCGAAAGGTCGTAGCCGATGTCCACCCGCTTGCAGCAGATGTCGCAGAGGTAGCCGTGGCGTATGCCCCACCGCAGGTCGCGCTGAAAGATTATCTCGTCGAAAACGTCCGAGAGCCTTGCGCTGTCGGCGCGGTTGGGCGTTGCGGTAAAGCCGAGAAGCAGGCGCGGGTGAAAGTGCCCTATGACCCGCTTGTAACTCGCGGCGGCGGCGTGGTGCGCCTCGTCAACTATGATGATGTCAAAATCATCGGGCGAGAAATCATCAAGCCTGTGCGCCATGCTCTGCACGCTCGCCGACACCACCTCTTCGCCGTGCGAGTGTTCGGCTGCCATCTCAGCGGCGGCGGAGCACTCGAAGTATTTAAGCGGCTGCTTGACAAGCTCCTCGCGGTGTGATAATATGAGCATACGTCCGCTGCGCGGGATATTGGCAAAGGTCACCGTCTTGCCCAGCCCCGTAGCCATCTGCACGAGGTAGCGTCCCCGACCGCGCGCCGTGATGGCGTTGATGCACTCTTGCTGGTAGTCACGAAGTTTTATCATCGCTGCCACCTCGCTGTATGCCCTCGTCTATCACCCTGCTCACTATGCGGAGCACCGTGCGCATATCCTCGTAGCAGAGAGCCACCGTGCCCGCGTTGTCGGTCAGCAGCTTCACCACCTTGCCTGCGGTCTTGTTTATCTCCGCCAACTTGTACGGCGGCAGGTATGTACAGCCTTTCTCTTCGGCTGTCTTCATTTCATCTTTCATGTTCATATCTTAATAATCTCCTTATCTATATCAATATATCATCTGTGGGGCTGTGGGACTGTGTGGGGATTGGTTTTAGGCTTGTCCCACGCCCGCAAACGTAGTAAAATCAAGAGTTTGTGAACCGCCGTGGGGCTGTGGGGGTAATTTGCACAAATTTTTGCTGAACAAGGTATTTTTCTAAATGATTGATTTTAGTCAACATCAGTAAAAATATATCCCTAGAATATGCAAGGGTGTATGTGCGGAAAAATCCCCACACCCCCACACTTTTCATAAACCCTGCAAAATCAAGGCTTTTCTCGTGGGGAAAATACCCCTCATATGCCCCTTTTCAGCCCCTCACAAGTCCCACACGACGGCATTTCGGCTCGTCAGAACGGCTCTGTATCGTAATTCTGCTGTACGTCATTCTCCTGTTCGTCCGCCTGCGGCAATATCAGCGCAACACATTCCACGATGTTGCCATTGATACGCTTGCCCCTTGTATTGTTCTTCTTGCGTGTTAAAATCTTCATATTGACCTTTAGCCAGCTGAGCTGAGCGCGGGGGTCGAAGCCCTGATGTTCGCAGGCTTCGGTGAACTTCGCGCGTATGATGTACGCCACGCCGTTCTCGATAACGCCGTAGACCTCGCCGCCGTTTTCCTCGCTCATCGCGAAGCGCTTCGAGTTTATCACCACCCAGTCGCAGAGGAATTTGTACCCGCGCTCGCCCGCCGATACCTCCGACTTGCGGGCTAGGAAAGGCGCTATGTCAGCCGCACGCAGTGGGCTTTCGCCGCCGAATATCTCCGCTTCCGCGAGCAGGTCGGCGGTGAGTATCATAGCCGCCGCCATCGCCTGCTTCTCCGTCGTGTCAGATTTGCAGAGCTCGGCGAAATAGTCGTTGAATATCTCACGCGCCTGCTCGAGCACCTGCGGCTTTTGCACTCGCGCGACGAAGTACTGCCCCGCGAAGCCGTAGTTTTGTTTAAGGGTCGCCGAAGCGCTTATGCCGTCCGTAACGACCTTAGTATCCGCCCTGCACTCGATGTCGATAACGCGGTTCACAGCGCCTGCGCCCGCCGCGCCGCCTACCAGTGGGCTCTCGCCCGTAGTGATTATCGTGTTGCCCCAAGTCGGGGTGCTGTCGATACCGCCGTACTTGTTGCCGCGCCCGCGGCCCACGCCCTGCGCGAGCTGGTAAACACTGAAATTGCTGCGCCCGCGGCTGTCTTTGCTGAGCTGGAGCTCGTCCATCATGAGCGGCAGGCTGTTGAGAAAAGCCGCCGTTCGCTCGTTGCTGACCTGCGTGGAATTGAACGTCTGTATGTATTCGCCGAGCGCGGGACTGCCCCATACGCTCGCCGCCGCCATCAGCCCTACCGTCTTGCCCGTGCCGCTGTCTACGCCCCATAGGTGCACGAAAAACGGCAGCGCGCCGAGCGGCTGCACGAGCACGCTCGCGAAGCTTGCAGCTATCACTATCTTCGCGATCACGCTTTCCCCGCGCAGTTTCTTCACGCAGCTGAGCCATTTCTCGTAGTCGCCGTGAGCGCGTATCGCCTTGTATATCGGCGCGTATGCCGCCTCGCCGTCAAACACCAGCCCATCTACATACGGCGCGAAACCGCCGCTGACGTAGCCCATGCGCCCTACCGACTTTCTCAGCGGCAGTTCGCGCAGGTTTAGGTTCTCCATATCCTGCAAATACGCCACCAGCAGCTTTGCGCTCTCGCTCGTAACGTCTATGCCCGAAGCCGCAAGGTCGGTTATCTTGCGGCTGTTGAAAAGCACCGTCTTGCTCACGACTATCTCGCGCCACACGCCGCGCTTGCGGTAGGCTATGCGCAGTTTTTCCTCGCCCGTGTCGATGTTTTCCAGCACCTCTATCGGCATTATCGGGTGGTGGCAGGCTATGCACTCACCGCTGCCGTCGAAGCCGACTACTCCGCCGTCGGTGCACTTCCATTTGCCGCCCTCGAGCTGTAGGGGCTGCCCCGAAAACTCTGTCGGGTTTGTGATGTATTGCAGGTCGTTTTTCGCGACCCTCTCGCGGCTCTCGCAGTACTGTTTGTAGAACGCCTTGAAATTCTTAAAGCCGACCTTCTGCGCCCGCTGTTCCATCTGATATTTCGCCCGCTCGTGCGCAAAAGGATTGGTGCGCTGAGCGTAAACGTCCTCATACGGGCGCTCGCCCGATACGAAATCGTCAAGCGTGTATTCGGGCACTATCTCGGCTTCCGCCGCCTGCTCGGTGTGCTCGGACTGCTCGGTCTGCTCCTGCACATTTTCTGTCTGGATCTCATCGGTCAAATATCTCCCTCCTCATATCGTCAAAACGGCACGCCGTCGTCCGTGAACATCTCGGCGGCTTCGGCTATCTCGGGCGGCAGGGCTGCGGGCTGAGCCTGCGCCTGCGGCAAAACTGCGGGCGGCATTACGAAAAAGCCCTCGCAGACCAGCACCTTGCGCACCTTTTCCTCGCCGCTGCTGTTTGTATATCTGTCAGTCTTGACTTTGCCGAATGCCATCACCACGTCGTGCTTTATCAGCGCCGCCGCAGCCCTTGCCACCGCGTGCCAGCACTCGCAGTTAGCCCACACGGCCTCGCCGCGCTCGCCCTGTACCGCAGGCGGCCGCTCGCCGACCTTGATACTGAATGTCGCAAGGCTCGACTGCTTATCGCCCACCGTCTTGTACTCGGCGTCGCGCGGGAGCATACCCGCCACCAGCGCCGTGCCGTCTTTAGTCATTATCTGCATAAAATTCCTCCAGTTCACGCGCGTCCCTGATGTACGTTATCGTCTTAGTCTCCCTGCACCAGCCGCACCGCCCGCAGCGTTTCGGCTCGCCCTCGCCGCGTTTCAGCTCGGCAAAATGCGGGCTGAGCCTGCGCACCTCTTCCAGCCGCTCGTCCAGCCACTCCTGCGGCACGCCGAAAATATCGTAGTCGGTGTACCGCTCCTTAGTCGCTGCCGCGATGTAAAAAGGCAGGCGCTCGCCCGTGTTCTGCCGCACTATCTCCTGATATATCGCGCCCTGCGTGTCGTAGCCCCAGTACCGCACGAAGCTCTGCCGCCTGTGCGCCCGCTCGTTCCATATCGGGGCGAAGTCGCGCATTATCTTGAGGTCTGCTATCGCCTTGCCCTCGTGGTAGCTGTCCATCTTTATCTTGTACGGCACGCCGCCTATCTCGCCCGTCATTATCACCTGCTTTTCGCCCGACATATACCGCATGAATTTCGGGTCGCGCTCCAGCCTTTTGATGATGTTCTCAGCCTGCGCATAGTCGGCTTTCAGCTCGCCGCCGCGCTTGAATATCTCAGGGTGAGCCGCCCTGAACTCCTCGAGCGTGCCCTCGAAATATGCGTCGATGTACGAGCCTGTCAGCAGAGCCGCCGAGCTTCCGCGCGCCCAGTCGCCCGCTATTTCCGCAAGCGCCTGCTCTTCGCACGCGCAGAAAGCCTTGTACTGCGAACAGCTCATGTACGCGAGAGCCGCCGCCTGCGAGTAGTAGTTATCCTTAGTTATCTCCATCATAGTACGTCCTCCGCTTCTCTTCTTCGCGGGCGGCTGTCCTCCGGCTCGCCCTCTACCTGCACGCCCATCAGCAGGTCGGGGCAGTGTACCCGCGCAAAAAACGCCGCCGCGCGGTAAGCGAGCATTTGCTCGGGCATGGTGCGCCATTTGCTGTTGGCGAGCCAGCCCTCAGCCTTTGCCATCGCCATAGTTACCGCCGTGCCCTCCAGCAGGTCGCCGTCTGCGTCGGTCGCCTTGACGTAACAGCCGCGGCTCTCCGTGCCCCTTTCGCCGATGTAGAGCACCTTTACGTTGCTGTATCTCTTGCGTATGAACGATAAGCACGCCTGTCCGCTCCAGCTCGGCTTGCCCTTTACGACGTACATCGACTGCATCACCATCATCGGCGAAACGCCCATGCGGTCTGCCATATCTATCGCTATCGCCACGTCTGCGGGCTTGTTCTGGTACGCCTGCGGGATTATCGCGGCTGTGCATATCGTTTGTGCGAGCTTGTAGTAATCGCGGTAGTTTTCTATCACGTTATGCTCCTGCACCGCGACGGCGGCGGGCTCTTGCTGTACCGCCGTAATGTCAACTATCTGCTGTCTTTCGTCTGTCATATCCGACCCTCCTTACAGCGACACGGACGTGAAAGCCACGCCCTTATACACGAAGTAGACCTCGTTGTCGCCGACTCTTTCGAGCTTTACGCCCAGCTCTTTCGCGGCCTGCGCCATGTCGATGTAGTTCGCAAATATCTGCACGCCGTTCAGTTTCTTGCTTATGTCGCCGTTCGGGTACACTTTCGTGCGGCCGTCTATGTAGTAGCCGTCCCTGCGGTAAAGCTCGCCGCTCGTGCCCTCGCTCATCTTCTCGAGCATTTCCATATCGCGGTATATCTCGACCATCTTATCGAACCGCGCCTTGATAGTCATTCTTTTCATTACTCTTCCCCCTCTTCCTGCGCCGCCATAGCTCTGCCGTAGATCTCGCCGAGTAAGAATGTGTCCTGATCTTGCTCGCTCATTTTCTTATACAGTCTGAGCACTATCTCGGCTATCTCCTCGCAGCATTTCGCGTACATTGCCGACTTTCCGCCACCCGTACTCATGCTAAGCCCGCCGACTTGACAAGCGCGGCAGTTTGTGGTATCATTATTGGTGATAACGGCTTCTGTGTTATCCTTTTCGCTCGTTCCTGTTGCCGCAGGGACGGGCGCTTTTTTTGTGTTATCGGTGTTCATGGTCTTGTCCTCCTGTGTTTTCGTCTGCTCTGCGCGCCACTCGCGGCGGAGCTTGTATATGTAGCTGACATCGCGGCTGAATTTCGCCGCTATCTCCGCGCCCTTGTGCCGCGCTCGAACTCGGTCTGTATATGCTCGCGCTGTTCCTGCGTCAGTCCGCGCTGCTTCATCGGTATGCGCTGCTTTAACGGCACGCCGAGCACTCTCTGATTTTCCATGTAATTTCGTATCTCCTTCCGCTTGGGGTTCTCCTGCCGTCCCTGCTTGACGGTGTATGTCGGGGTCAGCCCCGCCGTCAGCAGGTAGTCCTCCACCTCGTCCGCTGAGAGGTCGACCGCCTCCGCTATCTGCCACAGCGACTTGCCTTCGGCGTTGAGCAGGCGTATTTTCAGCGCTGTTTTAGTCCGCATTTTCCTCGCCCCTCGTTACGTCCATTATGAACGTTGTAGCTTCAAGTCTCCCTATTAAACGGACGTACTGCGCGTGCTGGTCTTCGTCCATGCCCTTTTCAAGGGCTTCCGCCAGCGCACGCATAGCAGTGCAGTACAGCCAAAGGTCACACGGGTTAAGTTCCAAACCGTTAAGTACCTCTTCTTCGCACTTTTCGACGGTGCACATTATCAGCGGCATAAGGTCGCCGCCGGACGGTTTATTAAACTGACGTGCTATATCTGCGGTCTTGCTCTCAGCTCCGCTTCCACTTACTTTAAATTCCATTTTGATAACCTCCTTAAATTCCAAACATCGCCCAGCGGCTGAACATCGCCGCCGCGTAGATCACGAACGCCACGCCCGCGCCGCCCAGAAACCCCGCCAATCCGATGAACAGCGTGTCCATCTGCTTGACTTTACGGTCGTTGCGCAGGCGTTCGATATGGCGCTTGTATACCTCGTCTTTGCGGGCGCTTTCGGCTCGCAGGTCTGCCATTTTGGCCAGGTCACGTTGGGTCATTGCTGAGCACCTCCCCACTGTTCTGCCATTGCCTGAGCGATAGCAGGAAACGTCTTAGACCGAGCTTTCGCATCGTTCCCGCCGTGCTGTATTCCTGCGATTCGTCCGTGCGCCTCCTCAAAATTGATAGGCTTACCGCTTTTGGTGTAACCGAGCGGCTCAGGCGGCGGAAGCTGCGTTGTGCGCTCTATCGGCGGCAGTCCTCTTAACCATAAGCAGGTTCGCTTCTTCTGGTAATTTTCGGTGTCGCTCGTAGATTTCGCAAAGTAGTAAGGGTGTAAGGTGCAATCGGGCTTGCGAAACAGCGTTGACATAAATCCCGATGGGTTTTCCACCGCGACCCTATCAGCATTGGCGTAGTAACACTGCATGAAAAATACAGCGGCTTTCGCTAGCTTCCACATACGCCCGACAACCTTTTCGGCAGGCGTGCACCTGAGCGATAAATGCCGCGTAGTGACCCCCGAAAGATATGTACACGGCGGGTGAGCTATCACCATATCCCACTTGCCGACGTTGTGCCTCTGACCGTCGCAGGTAGTAAAATCGGTGTTGCCGTTGATTATGTCTAAAACGTCGCCGCATATATGCCATTCGGGGTGTCCGCCCGAGCATTCCTGCACATCACAGCTATATGCTTCATGACCTCTTTCGCGGAACGCTATGCACACGGTCTGTGATTCTTCGCAGGCTATTAGGATTTTCATTGCTGAGCACCTCCCAGCAGTTTTTCCAGCGAACGCAGCTTTTTCAGCCGCCGCTCGTAATCGTCGATGTCGATACCCCACGCTTCGTAGGCTATCTTCGTGTTGACGGCATACGGCAGCCACGACTTTACGCCGCGCTTCGCCATCTCGGTTTTTGCCATCTTCTTTATCTTGATCGTCTGGCTTTCGCCCGTGCCGAACAGCTCGGCGACGTCGGCGTTCGTCAGCTCGCTTTTGGTGTAGTACAGCCTTACAGCCGTTTCAACGTCCGGTGTTCTCATATGTCATGCCTCCTTTACCGACATTATGTACTCGCCCGCGCGCTTCTCGTCGCGCGCCGTGCGTATCGCGGTTATCACCGACTCGGCTTTCACCGACACTATGCGCGGTTCGCCGTAGTCGGTGGTGAACTCTATTAGGTAGGTTTTCTTCATGTTCATTCACCTCTCAAATCATCAAAAGTTACTTGTCTGAAATCTTCTTCCATCCACCAGCGAAACACGTCAACGCCCGTTTCCCAATCCTTAGCGGGTTTGCCGAGCTCACGCCGATGTTGGAGCATACGGTCAAAGGCTCGTATGTAATTTTCTTTGTATTTGGGATAACGAGCGAATTCGAGGTAGCGGTGCTTGCTCGCTATAGGGCAACCGATACACCCGATACGTTTGAATCCGCACTCGTAAAGCGGGTTGCTTTTGCAGCCGTAATGTCCTAGAAACTCCCACACGTCCTCGTCTGTCCAATCGTAAATGGGGTTGATCATTACTTTGCTCCGCATTACGCAATGCTCGACAAGTTCGCGTGTTTCGGTGTTATCATTGTTGAGTATCAGCCCGCCTTGCTTTGTTACGCGATACTCCGTGCCAAGCTCTTCGGCTTTTCGCCGTGTAGTTTTCGGCTTGCCTAAGATCATTGCAAGTCCTACGCTCTCGCGACGCCGCACACTTTCGGCACGTCTAACGCCTGTAACAACGCGCCGACCCTCGCCGCCGTGTTCTTTAAGTTCATCGCAGCAGTATCTTGATATGCGCGTTGGCGGCATTAGCTTTTTCACGATGAGCCGCCACATCGACAAAGCAGGATAGTTGATTCTTACATTCGGCTTGCTTCTCACATAGTATACTGTTTCAGGCGCGTCAACGGTCGTGTGATTATGCACTGCTTCATAGCGCACGCCTGCCAATTCTGCGAGAATCAGTATAGCGTCGCTGTCCTTGCCACCGCTGTATGCGAGATAATACGGCTCCTCTTCTGCCTTAGGCTCGAATAGCTGCAACCACTTTATAGCCTGCTGCTCTTTTTCGATGTTCACTGCTTCGTTTTCTCCGCCTGCTCCAGTGCCTCAGCTATGCAGAGCGGTTCGTCGTCGCTCCAGTTGACTAGCGGGGAAATAACTTCGCGTGCATTGGCGGAATGTATCTCTAGTCTGAAAGCTCCAGCTTCCCATTGTTTACGCCCTTTATACGGCTCGCTAAAGTATGTAGCTATGTCTTTGTTCTTGTCATGAGCGATATATTTATATCCCAACAGGTTGAGTGCCTTAAATATCTCGACCTGCTTGTCGGTCAGCGTGATCTCGGGGTGTGCGTCCGACCACTCCTGCACAAGTCTGATGTGTTCGGTAGTGATGGCGAACCTCGCGCAAGGCAAATCGCACAGCGAGCAGTCATCACAACAATCGAATGTTTTACACATACGGTTAAATTCGTGCGCATATTCCAGCATGTTGTTACAGTTGTATTTCTTCATTGTGGTTTACCTCATTTCATTGACAAAATCAAGTACAAGATGTATAATATATACATCTAATACAAAGGATGTGTATACTTATGATTGAAGAAGTAGTCTCTACTAGCGCGACGAACCTTGAAGACCGTTTGATTTTTGAAATAGAACTCCCTACAACCTGTCCTCATTGTTCAAAAGGAATAATTCCGAAACATATAGGTACTTTTCATATTCGATCTATCAATGTAAAAATACCAACTATATATTCAAACTTTATGTGTCCAAATTGTAATAGGATATTCATTGCTGTTTACTTCACTTACATAACAGACGGTGTTCATCATGTAGAAAAAATAATTCCTGCTATTTCTAACAAAAAGATTGATAAGAAGAGCTTTTCGGAAAACATATCGAATATGTCACCTAGCTTTGTTAAGATATACAATGAATCTTTTTTAGCCGAACAACAAGGGCTTTCAGAGATCTGCGGTATGGGGTATCGCAAAGCACTTGAATTTCTCATAAAAGATTTTGCAATCAAGCAGAATCCGCTCAACGAAAATGAAATCAAGAACAAACAGCTAAGTCCTTGCATTAACGAGTACATAGAAAACAATAAAATCAAAACTCTTGCGACTGCTTCTGCGTGGCTCGGCAATGATGAAACTCATTATTGCCGAAAGCATAAAGATTACAACATAGATCACCTTAAAGCCTTTATAAATGCAATTGTATCATACATTGACTCTGAGTTAAACGTAGAGATAGCAGAGCATTTAATAGATCAAGTCAAGTCGTCAAAATAATCTTTCTCAGCAAGCAGCTTCCCGTCTAAGCTCCAGTACTGAGTTACCTCTCTGTACTTATCGTCTTCTGTTCCTGTACCCCTCAGTGCTTTTGTGACGATCACCTGTTCGATCTTGGCACTTATACAGCCTTTAGCAATCGCTTTAGGTTCGGTCATTGTGGTTCACCTCCTATGTCTTGTTGCGCCCTGATGTGGGCTTGATCTCCCTCACACCTTTGGATAAGGGGCTGGGGCTAGTTGACGTTCTTGTCAACCTTATCGGCAAAAAAAACAAGCTTTCTTTCTTCTGCGGACAAACGCAGGATACCGCAGAGTTTGCTGACCTCTGACGTTTTAAACTCTCTTTTTCCCTGCATTTTGTTATAGAGTGTCTGTCGGGATACCCCTAACTTTTCCGCGATAGCCGTAATAGGTATACGACTGATACTTATTCTATCATTTAAGTATTCTAGGTTCATCATATTCACCTCCCGTCCGTGTTTATGTTGACATTTCTGTCACCATCTATATTATAACTCGGGTTTACGAATTTGTCAACTTGTAATTTTAAACAAAAATTACTATTCAAAGTTGTCTAAAACGTTAACTTTATTTACAACATTGCAAAAACAAGTTGACACGTTTGTAAATTTGTGATACAATGATTTTAGGAGGTTGATAAGTATGACAATCGGCGATAGAGTACGAGCATTACGCATTTCTAAAGGGTGGACACAATCTGAATTAGCTGAGAAAATGGGTTACAAAAGTAAATCGTCAATCGCACATATTGAAAACGGCAGAGATATACCACGTTCTATGGTCGTTACATTAGCTGATATTCTTGATACCTCGCCATCATATTTAATGGGCTGGGAAGATGAGGCTGAATCGCTAAACGGAGAACCGAATCCGCTTGACGAACAAACCATCTTCGACAAATTCGACAACATCAAACCGCTTACGCTCAAAAAGTTCCCCATGCTGGGCGAGATAGCCTGCGGCGAGCCGATATACGCAGACGAGGACAAGGAAACTTACGTCATGGCTGACAGCGACATCAAGGCGGACTTCTGCCTAAAAGCTAAAGGCGAGAGCATGATAAACGCGCGCATTTACGACGGCGACCTTGTGTTCATTAAGAAAATGCCGATGGTCGAGAACGGCGACATCGCCGCCGTGATAATCGAGGACGAAGCGACCCTCAAACGCGTTTACTACTACCCCGACCAGAACAAGCTTATACTCAACCCCGAGAACTCAGCGTTCGACCCGCTGGTATACATAGGCGAGGAGCTGAACCACATACACATTCTCGGCAAGGCTGTGTTCTTTATGAGCGCACTGTGAGAAAATTTAACCATGTAAAATATACTAATTATTTATATATTTTCTTGACAAATTGTGCGAAATGATGTATAATATTGTATAAATTAAACATAGGGAGGAAGTTCTATGGACTTTATAGACCAGATCAAACAGTTTTCTAAGCGCGTTGACAGCCTTAAAGACAGTTTGCCTACTGAGGAAGCTACAAAAACATCTATCATCATGCCTTTTTTCGCACTGCTCGGCTACGACGTTTTCAACCCCGATGAGTTTATGCCCGAGTTTACCGCCGACGTCGGTATCAAGAAGGGCGAAAAGGTAGACTACGCCATACTTAACAACGGCGAACCCGTTATACTTATAGAGTGTAAATGGATAGGTGAACCGCTCGGCAAACATGACAGTCAGCTATTCAGATACTTTGCTACATCTAAAGCTAAGTTCGCCATACTCACTAACGGCAGGATATACAAGTTTTATACCGACCTTGACGAGTGCAATAAGATGGACGAAAAGCCGTTTCTCGAGATAGACATACTAGACATAAAGGAAACGCAGGTAGCGGAGCTTAAAAAATTCGGCAAGTCAAATTTTGATGTAGACTCTATCTTCAATGTTGCTTCTGAGCTTAAATATACCAACGAGTTTAAAGCTGTTTTTGCCGCTCAATTGCAAAATCCTACTGACGATTTTGTAAAGCTGTTTTTATCAAGAGCATACGATGGCGTACGCACGCAGAGCGTAGTAGATAGGTTCAAGCCGATACTTAAAAAGGCACTTAATAACTACATCACCGAGCTTATGAACGATAAAATAAAGGCAGCTTTAGGCAACCAAGACTTGCACGACAGCACCGAACAGACAGAAAATGCCGCCCCACAAGCTGCTGCGGAAACTCCGGCTTCTCCCGAAAAGGTCAGCAAGATAGTAACTACTGAGGAAGAGCTTGAAGCGTTCTTTATCGTCAAGAACCTGCTCAAAGACGTTGCCGACATGAATGATATAACATATAAAGACAACGAGCGTTACATGGCGATACTTTATAAAGGCAAGACAACAAAGTGGATATGCAGATTTTACTTTAATTCTTCTAACAAGTTCCTTATCATTCCCGACAAAGACAAAAAAGAAGTCAAATATCCGATAGCGAATGTTTATGACATAGAGGGTCTTAAAGAGCCTCTTGCAGTTTCTATCGGCAGATTTATAAACTAGGGGGGCACACAGCATGGACGGAATGGTGATAGGAATATGCCTGATAGTTATACTGCTTATCCTTGTTCTTATGATAGTCAAGATAGAACAGCATATGGAGAGCGTAGACAAGCAGCTCAAAGCGCTCAGCGAACATCTTCTCCGCAAGGACGACCAAAACGACCACAAAGCCGAATAAATGAAAATTCCCCTCCTGCGCTATGCAAGAGGGGAAAATAATAAAAAGCCCCCTACCGACTGCCATCGGTAAGGAGCAAGCACACAAAACCCAGTAACCACAAAGGGCTTTTTCTGCCCTTTTATTATAGCACACTTTGCGCGAAGTGTCAAGGAATAGGAGGAAAAATCATGCCGATCTACAAAATGACTGACGAAAAAGGCAAGAACATTAGGAAGGACGGTCTGCAAAAGTACCGCGTGCGCGTGAACTACACCGACGCGCTCGGCAAGCCCCGACAGATAACGCGCGTGGCTTACGGCTCGGACGCGGCTAAGGCGCTGGAAATGCAGCTGACCAACTCCGCGAAGCACGAAACGCCCGCGCAGAAGATCTCCGTCGGGCAGCTCTACGAGGAATACCTCAACGCCAAAAAACACGAGGTGCGCGAGAGCACCCTCGAAAAATCGCGCGTTATACTCTCTCACCACGTTGTGCCGATACTTTCAAATATTAAGATAGACAAGCTCTCGATACCTGTTTTAGAGGACTGGAAGCGGCAGACTGAGGACAAGGGTCTAAGTATACGAATGCGCAAGAACATATACAGCGAATTTCGCGCAATGCTTAATTATGCTGTGAAAATGGAGTACATACAGAAAAATCCGCTGCTGAAAGTCGGCAACTTCAAAGCGCCGATGGAAATGCACAAGGAAATGCTGTTCTACACTCCGGAAGAGTTTCAAAAATTCATATCTGCCGCCCGCGAATACTGCGAAAAGTCGGAGGCGGAAGGCAGCCTGTACAATTGGAATTATTATGTATTTTTCTGCATAGCGTTCTACATGGGAGCGCGCAAGGGCGAGATCTACGCGTTGCAATGGTCGGACGTGCGCGGCGGCGAGCTGAGCATTACGAAGAGTATCAGCCAAAAACTGAAAGGCGAGGACCGTGTAACGCCACCGAAAAATCGCAGTTCTATCCGCGTTATCGAAATACCCGAGCCGTTGATGGACGTGCTGGAGGAGCACCGCAGGCGCTGTGAGCAGCTAGACGGATTCACCGAGAGTTATTACATATGCGGCGGCAGGCGGGCGATACGCGACACGACAGTGCAGCACATGAGCGAAAAATTTTCGTCGGCGGCAGGTGTAAAGAGAATACGCCTACACGACTTTCGGCACAGCCACGCTTCCCTGCTCGCGAACGAGGGGATAAACATACAAGAGATCGCGCGGCGGCTGGGGCACTCGAACGTAGAGATAACGCTGCGGACGTACTCGCACCTCTATCCGCGCGAGGCTGAGCGAGCAGTGGGCGTTTTGAACCGTGTAAAAATATAAATTCGTGTAGAAATCGTGTACACAAAACAAAAACCGCTGTATTTACAGCGGTTTTTAGGGTTTTGGTCGAGGTGACGGGAGTAAAAATAGCCCAATTCTCCCCTTTTCGACCGCTTTTCTAACACTCGTAAAACTCAGCAAAATCAACGGTTTCCGCGCTTTTTGCCGTGTGCAGCTTTGCATACATAATTTTACAAATTGGTTTTATCGTGTACAAATCGTGCACGGTTTTAGAAACAAAAACAGCCGACAAAGCACCCCAAGCACCCTGTCGGCTGTCTGTTTAACAAGCGTCCGGATTTGCACACGGAGTCTGCCGTGTCCCCTTGACGACCACCCTCTATAGAGGTCATAAAGCACCGCTGTATAACTTGGAGAATGATCTTAACTCACAGTTCAGTCAAGGCGGCTGTAATCCTGCTATACTACTACTTGTTATAATAGCAAGAGGACGGATTTCAACCGTCATAGGTGTACTGAAATCAGCTCTGTTATCTTATCGTTGAAATAAGCCTTTTCGCCTTTCGCTCTAAGCGATAGTTTCAGCCCTGCCTGTTTTCACTCTTAAACTACTTCTTGCCATTTATATTATACCATGTATTTCTTACCCTGTCAATCATTTTTTGTTCTTTATCTGATACATTATGATCTCCCTTTTCGTTATGAATATAACCCTTGTGCGTGTGCGGCAGAGTTTTTTCTCCATTTATAATATGAGCGCTTCCACTTACATCAATCTGCTTAAATCGCTTGTTATGCTTGTCATAATAGGTTATAGATTTCAAGTTATTCTGCTCGTTTACTGTTACATACACTCTGCCTTTGGTCATAGTTTCCATCGGAGTTTTTGCAGATGTACTGTCATTATATCTGACAAACTTAATATTGCCCGACTGATACAGCGTGCTGTACTCAGTCCCATACGCTTTGCCTTTATCGCTTATCCCGCTCGATGAACCGCGTCCGCCCATTGTATCACCTTACAACCTTTTTGTCAAATTTATTTTGAAAAGCGTCTATATGTATAATGTTTCCCCCGCACTCATTCGGAACGCTGCCGTAAAACACTACCGCTGAGGGCTTCAAACGCTTCATCATCTCGTTGTAGCCGCGCAGGAACGCTGCTTTCGCTTCCCTGCTGCGCTGAGTGCCTACCGATGATACAGCTACCGTGCCGCCGATGGGTTCGCCGTCGAAACACCACTCGAAGCTCTTCTCGCCGCTCCAGCATATCGTGGGCACTACCTCTATGCCGTTCAGCTCCCAGTATGCCGCGCACCAGTGCTTGCGATAATGATTGTATATCTGCATGGCTTCGGGTATGTCCGAGTAAAGCGAGAAATCGGGCGCGAACACTACCTTGTACTTGCTCAGAAGCGCGAGGTAGTCCGTCGGGTTGTTCCACACGCGCGCGAACTGGTAATCATCTATGAAAAAGTGCACGCCCTTTTCCTCTTTCCCGCTTGCAGTCCGTGCATAATTGAAGCTCACAAGCTCGGGAAATTCGGTTCGCGATGTGCCGTTCAGCTCGGGTATGCCGTACCTGCCCGAGCCTGTGAAAAAACCGTGCTGTAAATTTTCGTAACGCTGCTTATGTTCGTACATCTCGCTTCACCTTCCCAGCCAACTTCTTCATCAGCTTTTCACCCGCGACCCCGTTCTGCTTGTACCCCAGCTTCCCGAGCACCGCATTGGTAGCCTTCTCCGTGCCCCCGCCGAAACCGCCGTCGTCCGCGAGGTTCTCAGCCACGCCGAGCGCCGCGCAGCCTAGCCGCAGGAGCTGCTTGTATGCGTACACGCCTACGCCTTTGTCGCCGCGCTTGAAGCCCTCAGTGTCCAGTGTTTTAAAGGCTTTCGGAGCGGTGAAGCCGTTCAGCCCCGCCGCTTTAATTTGCTTCGGATAGTCCACATAACAGTAGTTGCAGTCCACTGCCGAGCCAATGCCCGCGACCGCGCCGCCGTCCGTGTACTGCCACATTCCGACCTCGCCCGACCAGTTGAGCTTGCCGCCGTATTCCGCGAGCCAGAGGGCGTAACGTTTCGCAACGTCCGCCGTCAGCATAGTCTGAGCTGGGCTGCGGCTCATGTAGATACCTGCGAAATATCCCGCCTTTTCGAGCTCCTCGCAGAACGCCTTGCACATCGCCGAAACGCCCGTCTTGCCGACAAGCGACTTGCCCTCGACGTCGAAATAAATCGGGTATTCAAACTGTTTGCCCTTGATCGCGGCGATACAGCACTTCGCTTCCTGCCGCGCCTCGTCGGCAGTGGTGGCATAGCTGAACCAGTAGCCGCCGCAGGGTATGCCGTGCTTTTTGCACTCGGCGTAATTCCGCGCGAAAGTCTTGTCTATCTGCCCCGCGTACCGCCCGTAGCCGATCTGCATTATCACGAAATCGACCGCGCCGCCGACCTTCGCGAAGTCGGGTGCGCCTTGATAATGCGAAATGTCAATGCCTTTTTTCATTGTTATCCTCCTTTAAAACGTCGATAGCCTTTGTGATGACAGCGGGGATAGGCACGCCCATCAGCCCCGCGTTTTCAATGATGGACAGCGTTTCATTGGCGATGAACGCCACGCACACCGCGTCCTTGATGTACGCCGTACCGAGCGTGAGGTCAAGGCGGCACGCGACCAGCAAAATCAGCAGTATCATGCCCTTGCGGCAAAGCCCCTTGAACCCTGCGCGGCTCTCGAGCGCCCCGCTCTCCGACTTGCCCGAGCGCTTGAACACGCCCGCCACGATAAGCCCCGTGAGGTAGTCGATCGCGATGAAAATGATAAGTGTCGTCATAGCGCTTGTCCAGCCGCCGAACAGCGCCGCGACCGCGCCGCCGAGCATTCCGACAGCGGCAAGTACCGCCGCTTTTATGTTTGTCATATTATTCCTCCTATTCTTTGAGCGCGAACACGCCGTTGTAAACGTACTTCGTGCCGGATACGTCGATAGTGCCCCAGCACATATTGCCATACTGCGTGAACGGCGTTGTCACGACTTTGTCACAATATGTTTTGACATCCGAAACGATAGGCACGAGTGCCGTCATGGAAGCTGATAATGCACCATTTATACGATGCCGTGCTAAAGGGTCAGAATTGTTGCTGCCCTCAGTTTTAATAGAAGCCAGCGAATTAAAATCAAGAAACTCCGCCCAATTGCTAGGAGAATTTAAATTTGGACTATCGGGCTTTAACACTGCAAAAATCAAATCGCCATTATTATCTTTAGAAATAAAAATAGATGATTGAAAAGCATTCGTTTGATTATTACAAATTGCTATTCCGTTGTCAGTCTTGTACCCATAGCGCCAGCAGCATTTATTATGAACGTATCGATACCCGCTGTTTATATTAGCACCATTTTTCGCGGTTACTTGAAAAGAGCGCTGAGCGTCATAATCGGTTCCCCAATCGAGTTTAAACGCAGTTACATCGCCGACTTTACAGCTTACTTCCTGTGCACCAGACGGAATATCAATTGTATCAAAATATTCCGCCGCATTAGCCGTCAGCCACGCCGACACTTCAGCGTAGTTCGCTGCGGCTGTAGTGCCCGTAAAATATGTTGTTTCTATTGCCATTACTCTTCCTCCTCGATTTTTGTCGCATTGCCTACCACCCCCACGACCCCCTCCGCCACCGCCGAGGCTAGGGCGGGTTTCCCGCTGTCCTGCGGCTCGGGGGTCGGGTCGGGGGCTATGCCGCTGTCTGCCGCTGCCATTATGTTGATGTCGAACCGCGCCGCCGATATGCTCTCGCCCTCGCCGTACAGCACCATGTCGCCGAACGCGCGACCCGCTACCGCCAGCATTTCCGCCGTCAGCGTAGCCGTCGCAGCACCGTCAGACAGCGCCGCCGCTGACTTTACCGTCACCCCATCGGGACGCAGGACTTTGAACTCTGCACTTGTTACCGTGCTGAGGTCGGATATTACGCCGCTGCCATTCGTGAAACGTGCGACTATCTGCCGCGTGCCGCCGTCGCCCTGCTTGGCGTTGATACGCGCTCTGGGGGCGGTGCAGCTCAAATCCAATTCCACCACCGTCGATATTTTTATCATCTCATCACTCCTCTGTATTTCGCGACCGCGTCCGAGAGGGTCGCCGCCTTGCTGCCGAACGTCAGTGTGCTGTTTGAGGGTCGGTCTAGGTCTATCGTCCTGCCGATGATACGCAGCCGTTCGTCTATGCCCATGATGTCGTTTTTGACTTGGTGCACGCCGTAAAGTTCGTACCCCGCCGATACGTCCAGCGCGCTGACCTTGTACTGCCGCTGACCTATCGCGATGGCGTTCAGCGTGTTCATGCCGCGCCGATAAAGCGTTGTGCTCCCGCGCACGAGGGTGTCGCCGTCGCCGTGTACGTCATATATCGCAACGCCGCTCCGCACGCCGTACTTAGCCACAAGGTCGGCGCGCTCGATGTAGCTCTTTCCGCCCGCCATGCCGCTCGGGATTATCGTCAGCCGCGTGCCCGTTGACTGCCTTACTGCGCCAAGCGGGTACAGCCGCGTTATCAGCCCGCTAACGTCCGCCGCGCAGGTGATCTCGCGCATATTTCCGCCGCAGTATATCGGCATATCCTTTTCGATTGCGAACTCCTGCGCGTAGTCAAGGCAGCGCGTTTCGCCGACTTTCCGCAAACGTATCTCGCCGCCCAACGTGTCAACAAACAGCGCCCGCAGCACGTCGAACGTCACGCCCCAGTCATACGAACTGCCCTCGGGAAAACCCGCCATTTCAACGTTTCCGAGCGCGAAACGGTGCTCGCTCTGCTCGTTGTGCGCCGTGATAAGGTCTATCAGCGTGCTGCGGTTGATAGTGCCCTGCGACACCTCGCCCTCGGGCTGTACGCTGTCGCAGAGGTAGCCGAGCTCGCCCTCAAATACCGCCGTTTTCGCAAACAGACCCGCCGTGCTCATACCGTCCGAAACGCTCAGACAGCGCCCCTCAAAGAGCGTTGCGCCGCGGTCTAGGTCTGTTACTGCCACCGTGCTGACCCCCGCCTCAACGGCGTTGTACGCGGGGTTGTCGGGCAAAATGCGGGACGAAAACGACGGTATCTCGTTGACTGCTTCGGTGATCTTTGCTTGCGATATTTTAGGGTCTGACGGGCGGTAGCTGTGCAGTATCTCCGACTGCGTGCCGTTGGTGATCGTTACGCGATAGTTCATTACAGCCGCTCCTTGATGGTCGAATACCTCAGCGTGGCGGGCATGGTGTTGTGCGTAACACTGAGCCTGTTATTGCCGCTCTTGACTGAAAAATGCTCGGTATCGACCACCGCGCCGTTGACGTACAGAACTGGCGCGCCGTCGCAAACAAGGCTGTACGCGTCGAGCGAAGCCGTTTTGAACTCCGTGCCCCCGCCGACGTGATACGGCACTTTTACCGCGCTCAGAGCGCTTGCGCCTACCGCCTTGCTTAGGGTGAGCGTAACGCCGTATGTGCTCGCGGTGCCGTTCGGGTACACAGCCTGCAAATAGATATAGTCGTCGTCCTGTCCGAACACAGTGGAGTATCTGCCGCCGCTCGCCGCCGTAACTATGCCGCCCATCGTGGGGATAGCGTACTGCGTTACATTCCCGCCGAATGGCAGTGTAACGGTCACGCTCAGCCCATCGTCTGAGATGGAAATGTCAGCGTAACTCGCATAGTCGGCGGGCGAGCCCATGTCGTAGTACGTCGCGCCGAAGTCGTTAACATCGAGAAGCATAAGTCTGTTGCCCGTAAACGTCGCGATGTCGAACGCTGCGCCCTCGCTTATCATGTACGGGTCGGCGGCGAACGCCGCGGTAAGCTGCACCACGCGCCGCGCTTGGTCTATGTACTCGTAACTGATGTCGGTACAGCGGCAGTTCGTCAGCTTCCAGCCGTGCAGGTGTTCGTCTTTAAGAACGCCGTCGCCCTCCGAATAGAGCCAGTTTGTCACGTCCGAAACAAGGTCGGCGGTGTCCTCCGCGTCCTCGCCTATAATGTTAAACGTGTACTGCGGGTCGCGGTCGTCGTAGTAGACCTTGCCGCCCACCGCCGAAAGGTCGGTGCTGCCGCTGCGGTAAGGCACGCTCTCGCGCACCACGCGGGGCTTGGGCGTGCCCCAACTGCCCTTTGCGACCGTAACGCCGCGCAGGTCGCCCGTAGAAACGCCGTTGAAAATCATCTGTCTTATCATATCATCTTGCCACTCCTCTCGCTGTTAAATTAAGGTTCGCGCCGTTGATAACATCAAGCGCGGGCGCTATCACGCTTGCTACTGTGTCGCTGTCAATCACTAGGTTAAAGACCGCCTGTTTGCCACTCTCTGCGGCGTTCTGAGCGTGCTCGGCGGTGCTGGCGGTCAGTCTGCCTGCCGTTCGTTCGTCGCGCTTAGCGGCGGCTCTGACGGCGTTGTGCGCGCTGTCTGCCGATGTATAGTCGGGCAAACGCACCTCGCCCGCCGCCGCAGATACCATGTCCGCAGCAGCCGCCGAGACCTCAGCCATGCCGCCCGAAATGCCCCGAGCCATGCCCTGCGGGATATATCCGCCGAGGTCTGCGAACAGCCGCGATGGCGAGTGTATGCCTGCCGCCGCTTTGACGGACTGGTACGCCGCGTCTACCATCTGCTGTGCGGCGCGGTCGATATCGGCGAGCTTTTCTGGACGGGTCAGACCGTTGGCAAAGCCCGCAGCCGCGTATCCGCCGAGAATGTCGTAAGCTTCCTGCAAGCTTGGCGACTTGCCCGCAACGTCTGAGATGATGTTCTGTATCTGCCGCGAAGATTCGTCGCGCATATTGCCGAGCGACTTTTCGGCGGCTTTGTATGCCTTTGAGTATGCCGCGTCGAATTTGTCGGAATAGTCCTGCAATTCGGTGTCCGACATCGAGGTCATAGCCTTTATCTCAGCCGCCGAGCTGGGCCCTGCTTCGCGCAGTTTTTCTATTAGACCGTCAGAAACGCCGCGGTCGATAAGCTCCGCCAGTCCGTCAGACCAATTGGAAATGCGCTCGTAGTTGCTATCCATCGCCGAAACGAGGTCTTCGGCAGACACCTCAGCCAGTTCGGCAGGCTTTGAAAACAAGTCCATAGAGTTGTAAATGCTGTCCGTCGTTCGGTCGAGCATCGAGGTGTACTGATGGGAAAGCTCGGCGATACTGTCGGCGGCGTCGGCGCTGACTTTGTAGCTGTCCTCGCCGACGGTGTATATGACGCTGTGGGTGCGCTGGGCGGCAAGCTGTATTTCCGACATATTCGCAAGCGCCGAGTCTGCCGACTTTTTCTCCTGCTCCGAAAGCTCGGCTATCGCGGTGTTCGCCGCGTCTATCTGCTCGTTTACGGTGCGCATAGCTTCCGAAGCCGTGACGTATGCCGTGTTGACAGCCGCGCCGTAGTCGCTCTGCATATCAGTGCCCGCTGCAAGAGCGGCAGTGCGCTCATCGGTCGCATTTTTCAGCGCTTCTTCTGCTTTTGCTTGCTCCTTGTACAGCTCGACAAGGCTTTCCTGCGCCGCCTGTGCCTTAGCCTGCCTGTTATAGCTTGTGACCACCGCTTCGATAGCTGCGCGGTTCTTGTTCAAGTGCCCCGTAGTGCTGTCTATTGCAAGCCCCAGTTCGGGCATTCCTTCGTTGAGCGACTGCACTATGCTTTCCATCTCGGCTTGCTCCGTCGAGGTAAGCGAAGTCTGCGCGTTCAGCTCCTCGAGCCTGTCCACCATGCCGCCATACGCCGCGCTGCTTTCCTCCGCGCTGTTCATGTTCTCGTCAAACTTCTGCGACGTTTCGGCTATCGCCTTAGCCGCTTCGTGCGCCGCGCTCACAATCCCCTGCGTATCCGCGCTGAGGTCGGTGAGGGGGTCGTGCGCTTCGTCGATTTCTTCCGTAATGCCGTCAATGATACTTGCAAGCATTTGTCCGCCCGCCGCTGCCGCAGCTATCGCTATACTGCCGCCCGTCATGCTGTTTTTGAGTGACGTTCCCGCCTTTAGAGCCGCCGTGCGCAGCGTTTCGAGCGAGATGGTAACGCCTTCGAGCTTGCCGAGTATCTGCGCCGCCGCTATCTGCGTGATTATCGCCGCGAGCACTGTCTTCACGCCCTCAAGCTCAGCCTTGCTCACCCCCAGCTTCTTAGCTATCCCGTCCTCCAGCGCGTCTCCGAGCTTGTCTAGCTGCTGTACGCCCTGCTTGCCCATGCGGATAAAGTTGTCCGCAAAGTTCCCCGCGCTCTCGTCGAGGTCGTCAAGAGCCTTAGCCGTGTCGCCGCCGTTTGTGAGCGTGCCGAGCAGGTTCGCCGCAGCGGCTTTCATCGAGCTGAATGAACCGCTAAACGTCGTGGCGGCTTCCTTTGCGGTAGTGCCCGTGATGTCAAGCTCGCCCTGAATGACGTGAACAGCGGCGTACACGTCGGCGAGGTTGTCGATGTTGTACTTTATGCCGCTTATCTTCTCCGCGTCAGCGAGCAGACGCTCCATCTCGGTCTTTGTGCCGCCGTAACCCAATTTGAGGTTATCGAGCATGGTGTAATTCTGCTTTGCGAAACCCTGATAGGCGTTCTGAATGTCGGCGATGTTCGTGCCCATCTTGTTGGCATTGTCGCTCATATCGACCATAGCCGTGTGCGCCGCTTCGGCAGCCTTTGCAGTATCACCGCCGAGCGAGGAAATGAGCGAAGCCGAAAAGCTCGTGACGTTCTCCATGTACTCGTTAGCGCTTACGCCCGCCGTCTTGAAAGCGTCGCTCGCGTACTGCTCGACCTTGCCCGCGCTGGATTTAAACAGCGTTTCTATGCCGCCGATAGACTGCTCGAGAGCCGCGCCCTCGCTGAACGCGCTCTTTATAATATCGCCCAGCTTGTCGGCGACCTTGTACGCGCCGAACGCCGCAAGCAGGCTTTTGCCGAGATTTTTGCCCATCTTGTCGCCCTGCTCGCCGCCAACGCCGTCGGGGAAAAGCTTCGCCAGCTGCCCCTGCAAACCTTCCATCGAGGGCACTATCTGCACATACGCCTTAGCCAGCTCAATGCCTTTGCTATTGCTGTCTGCCATTTAATCACCTCCGTCAAGTATTTTCTGCCGCGCTTTTTCATACGCCATCGGGTTGTCAAAGCCCTCGGTCTGCGGCTCGTTCGGCGTGCCGAAAAGCTTAGCCGCCAGAGATTCGGGGCGGTTCTTCCCGCGCGCACCGTCTTTGCTGCCCAGCCACACGAGCAGCGAAAGCTTATCAAAAATCAAAACGCCCAGCATTTCGCTGAGCGTATGATCTTCCCCCGCCAAAGCCATGCGTGCGCGGGAGTTTGAGCGCAGCCCGCCCGCAAGCGCCGCCGCCGTCCTCAGCGGCAGGGCGCGGTGATCGTATATGTGATACGTTTCCGCGAAGTCGCATATCAACTCGCCCTCGCACGCGCTCACCATGCGGGCGAGCAGTATCAATTTTTTCCGTCGCTGTCCTTTTCGCCGCCGCGGATAATGGAATAGATTTCGCGAACCATCACGTCGCGCGGCACTCTGCCGTTCTCGTCGCGGCAGAAGTCTTTCAGCGCCGCCGCCTGCGTATCGTCGAGCAGGCGGTGGAGCACGCTCACGAGCCGCGAACCGTCGCCGCCGTCTACTGCCACAAGGTCTTCCAGCAGCTCCCAATCGTTGAGCTTTTCCGCCTCGTACTTAAATGCAAAACCGTGCTCGGTCTTGCCCTCTATCATCTTCATGCCGTACCTCCTTACTCAGTCGCGGGCTTCTTGAAATATTCGTAGTGGGTGTTGCCCGTGCTGTCTGCCATAGCGGTCAGCGTTACGCCGTAGCCCACCGCGTCGCTGTCGTCATACTGCACCTCGGCAACGTTGGAAACGCTCGCAGAGGGCAGCACAATGCGTTTGAGCACGCCGCCCGTCATTATCATGTCGATAACGTATGCGTAGTCCTCGAGGTCGTCAGAGCCTACCGCTACCGTCATGCCCTCCTCCGGTGTGCCGGTGACGTTGCTGTCGCCGTGAACGAGTTTGAGCACCTCTGCGCTGAGCGATTCGATGAACGTCATCGTGAAATCGTCCTTTTTGTCGGTGGTGGAAACGTGCACCACATCACCGCCCCATGCCTTGATAGACTGGGTGGTGCGGCTGCCGTCGTTGGTCAAGCCGTCCTCGCTGATGTAACCCAGACATTTGAAAGCCGCGTTCAGCTCGGTAGTGGCGTCGGTCGGCAGGGGCGTTGAGCAGGGCGCGCGGAAAACTGCTCCGCCTACCTTAGGCTTGCCCGTAGTGACATTGTTTTTGTTGTTAGACATAAAATCACTCCTCAAAATATGTTATTTCGTACACCGCCTGAAAGCGGTAACGTTTTGTAGTCGTATCATTGAATGGATAACTGCTCACAAGCGCACAGCGGCTTATGTCGCCGCGTTCGGGCATACGCCGCATGAGTTTCAGCAAGCGTTCGTTAAGCTCCATAGCTTCAAACAGCGTGCCGCCGTAGCTTTGTACAGCCACCGTCGCGGACGTTATGCAGTTACGTTCAGATGTGCCCGTGCGCTCGATAATGCAGTAGCTTCGGGGCGGTTTGGCGGGCTCTTCGGCGAAGCACGGCACGTCCAGCCCGCGTGATATGTAGTCGATAAGCGTGATTTCTATCATTCCTTTACCTCCCCGACCGCCTTTAAAATCGTGTTGTTCTTCTGATTTTGCTGAATGGCGCGCTTTTGTGTCGCCGCGACCGACGATACACGGCGGCGTATACGGTAGCGCTTAGTCCACGCGTAATTCTTCACGCGGTAGCCCTGCTTCGGCAGCTTCGCGCGTATGCGTTCGGCGTACTCTTCCGTCAGTGCCGCCACGCTGTCGCTCATGAGGTAGTCGCCCACCGCTTTATGGTTCAGAACTATCTTCGTCGGCATATCTTTCCACCTGCACTTTCTTGTTCCAACTGAGCGGGATAAGCGCGTCTATGCCCTGCGTTGGCTCGCCTACGGTGCGGTATCGCCCGCCCCAGAAGCGCACCTCAGTGTCAGTCCAAACGTGCTCGTCGCCCTTTGGTATCGCCAGCGTGTACGCTATTCTCTTGCCGCTGAGGTTGAGCGCGGCTGTAACGTCATCGCTGCTGGGCGCGCCCACAAGCACGTTTTCGACGACCTCTATCCGCTCCGCATATATCGGGCGTTTGAGCGCGTCAACGCCTGTCTGCTCGCGCACCACAAGTTCAACGGGTATGCCTTTAATTGCTGTTATCATTGCCGTACACCTCCAGTGCGCCCCAGCGCTGACGCAGCAGCCCGAGGTCTTTAAGCTCGTTGCGCAGGTAGTAAAGCTGCTGACCCGCGTTAAGATACGACATAGATATGCTGTACCCCATAGCCGCCTGAGAAGCCTGCGTCGCCGCGGGCGAATTGTCAGCCGCCGCATTTACCGCACGAATTACCGCCCTCGCGATGGTCTCTTTGACCGCAAACGCGAACTCTGGGTCTGCCGCCGACATTAGCGCTATGCTTTTGCCGTGCTTCTTCGCAATTAGTGAGAGCTTTGCGGAAGCAACTGGCAGCAGCGCCTCCGCAAGTTCCTGTTCCTCAGCCGTGAGCTTGCGCCCGAGCCGTATAACGTCGTCGATAGCCGCGTACACTGCCGCCATTGCCATGCCCCCTTACTCAGTCGCCGCCGACTGTATAACGGCGAAAGCGTTTTTGTCGAGAATGCCCCAGCCGATGTAAGCTTCGGCTCTGATGTACACCTCATTGTATCCTTTGAGGTCGCGGCCGCTGTTGTCAGGGTCACCGTACTGGATAACTTCGAGCGGTATCTCCTTGGAATAGCCCCACTTGAATGCCGTCGCGAAGTCGCCGACTATCGCAAGGTCTTTGCTTGAATTGAAAGACACCGTAGTGTTGGTGAGCGTGCTTATACCGTTCATCTGAGCGGGAGTGCTGCCCCACGCAAGTTCGGGGTATATCTTTCTTCCGCTAGCGTCCACCATCTTAGCGAGGTCGGAGCGGAATGCGGGAGCCATCGTAAGTCCCGACACATCGTACTCGTGGCCCTGCACCGCCGCGATAGCCTCTTCTATCAGCGCGTCGGGTGTCTTGGGCGTTTTGCTGTCCTGCGCGATGACCACAACGCCGCTGTCGAAGTGGTTCGTACCGATGATAGCCGCCGCCGTCTTAGTCCTCGGGTTCAGTCCGTGGAAAGCCATGATGTCAAGACCGCGGGCGACCTTTTTCGAGAAGCCCTCAGAGAAATTTTTGAGCATTTCTATCTGCGCTTCCTCAGAGGCGTAGAGAAATTCATCTGTCATTCTTGCGCCGTACTCTACCTTTAGCGGCAGTACCGTGATAGGGTCGAGAGCCACGCTTCCGCGAGTCTTTTTGCCGCCCTCAGCAACGAGGTCTACTTCGTCGTCCATCGAGAAGATGAACTCTTTCTGTCCGTTGAATGCGATAGGGCTGCGCGCGCAGAGCGTCGAGAGCGATGAAAAGCCCTTTACCTTGTCGAAAAGCTCGGTCACGAGCTGCGGGTCGAATTTTGCGCCCTTAGAGAGAATGTCTGGCATAGTTATTACTTCCTTTCTTTACTTTTTGAGGTCGGCGAGAAGCGACTTGTACGCCGCGTCCTTGCCGTTCGTGTGTCCGTGTTCCGTATTTGCGAGGGGCTGGGGCTGCTGATTTTTCACGAATTTCGCGAGCGTTTCAGCGTCCTTCTTGATCTCCTCCTCGGTTTCGCCCGAAAGCTTGCCTGCAAGCTCATAGGGTATGCCGTTTTCGTGGGCGATGCGCATTTTCAGCGCGCCGCTCTCATACGCCTTTGCCTTAGCCGTAAGGTCGGCGATAGTGGTCTTGTTCGCTTCGAGCTGTTTCGCGAGGTCGGCGTTTTTGGCGTTGTAGTCCTCGGGCGAGAGCCAGCCCTCGTACTGCTTTTTCACATCGGCGACCGCTGCGTCAAAAGCTTCCTGCGTTTCGATGGGTTTAAAATCTGCCATGATATTTCCTTTCTCCGCTTGCGCGGTATATGTAAGCCGTTACCAGCTTATCTTCTGTACTTTCTTCTCCTTGACCGCGTTCACGCACGCCCAGTGCGCCAGCGCGACGGCTTCAAGCAGCGATATGTCCGCGCCCTCTAAAATGGAGGTGTAACCGTACCCGCCGCCCGAGCTGATAGCGCGGTGCTCGCAGTTTGCGACGACTTGCTCCAGCGACGGCTGATCGGCGTGGCAGATCGTCTGCGCGAAAATGCCGCGCTCAAAGCTTGCCGCAGAGGTTATGACCTCCGAAACTTTCGGCAGTATCGGCTTGCGGCGTATGCCTGCGTTTTTCATGTCGGCGGCGAGCAGAGATTGTCCGCCTGCGCCGTCTATGACTGTTTCGCGCATATGCGGGTTGCGCAGATACGCTATTATCCAGTCGTTGCCCTCGCGCACTGGTCGGCAGTCGATGGCTTCGACGAACACCCTGCCGTCGGCGGTCTTTGCGGCTACGGCGAGCGATACATTGCCGGTAGCTTTGGCGTACTTCACGCCGAAAAACAGCTCGTGAGAGAGCTGCGGCTTTTCGGTCACGCACAACGCCTGCCACTCGCCCTTGCTGATAGCCGACTTTTGGTTGTACGTCAGCCAAAGCCCCAAACGCTGTATGTTGTCGTCCACTTGGTCGTCCTGCGGGTCGCCCAGCTCGGAGCGTATCTTGCGCTCGGTGAGGATAGTGCCGAGCGACGGGTTTGTCGCGTACCACAATTCGGGGTCGTGGGCGTTGGTGAGCGCAGGCACGCTCCATTCCGCCCAGCCGTCGTCGTCGCCGCCGCCCGTGACAGTCGTCTTGCGGTACTTGGTGAACACCGTGCCCGCAGATACCACCGTCGGCGGCGTGCCGCACATGAGCGTCTGCGGGTTGCGGCTGTCGGTAACGACGTATTTAAGCGCAGTTTCTTGGTCGGTGGTGTACTCCTGCGCTTCGTCAATGATGAGCAGGTCGTAACCCTCGCCCAGACCACCTTTTGACGAACGTGTGCGGAAGTTGATAAGCCCCTCGCCGCCCAGCCACTCGATACGCTCAAGACCGAACTGCTTCGCGGTCTTGAAATCCTCTTTCTCGCGGTAGCCCATCTTCGCGAGCAGGCTGGTGGCCTTTTCCCACGCCGAGTGCGAGGTGGTGGTGCGGTGGGCGGTGTACAGCACACGTTCGCCGTGGGTAACGCCGTACATCGCGCGCATGATGAGCAGTTCTGACTTGCCGTTGCGGCGGGGTATCGACCAGCCGAATTTCATGTGCCGCCACAAGCCCTCGCCGTCCACCGCCATGATGTCGTACATCATCAGTTCCTGCCACTGCTGCGCGGTGCGCCCCGACTTGTTGTACATCGCGACAGCCTCGCCGCCGAGCGTTTGCTCATACGGCAGCACTACCGATACGGTGGGGGTCTGCCTGCCGATACGCTTCTCAATAGCTGATTACCTCCTTTTTTTAGGCATAAGAAAAGCACCCTGCCGAAGCAAGGTGCTGATGTGGATATATTAAAACCGCCCTTCGCGGGGGGCGAGGAGCGGTCAATAATCATGGTATTTGCATTTTTCACAAATACTCTTCCAGTTATTTTTCTTCTTGAATTTATCAGGTATAAACTCTTCTTTCATGTCCCTATTTTCCATACATACAAATGGAGCGATATTTTCTTCTACAAGTGGACAATAAGGGTGTCTATCATCTTCCTTACTCATTTAAGCACCTCCAAGATTTTCATCATTTTTTCATCAAACTGATCGCGTTTATATGCTGTTCTAATAGTATTTTCTTCTAAATTGACATAGGTGGCTCCATCTTCTGAAACATATATTTCAAACATACCGTTCCACCTAGTCAAAGAAATTTTTGCACTGTTAATATATGAAACGGCTTCTTCAAAAGTGACATTATGATGTGACTCAATATTGATGTGTTCCTCATCAAACTTTAATTTGCTAACATCAATGCTTTTCGGAGGAATGTGTGGCTCACCTTTTATTCCTACCTCTTCTATTATACCACTTTCCGCCGAAAAGTCAAGCCTTTGCGGCTTTTTCATGCCCATGATTTTCATTTGCTCCCGCTCTTCGGCTGAAATGGTCGGCTTCTTGAAACCTATCTGCTTCATGCGCTCCCGCTCTTCGGCGGGCAGCTCGCGCGAGGTCTTGCTCCACACGTCCTGCGCCTTCCTGCCGCTTATGTACGTCACGGTGCAGGTGCAGTTGTCGTGGCGGCGGTAAACGTCCTTTGGCACTTCTTCGGGGTAGCGGTATTTGCCCGCGAGAGCCGCGCACCATTTGCAGCACCCGCCGTGGTCGCTGCGGATAATAAAGCATTCCAGCCCCGCTTCACTGCGATATTTCAC